AGAACTTTAAATAAATTAAGTTCTCACAGCTCAAAGCAGACAGCTGTAACACATTCGACAAAGAATGTGCTATCACTGCTAGATGTGATTATTGATCGCACAGTGCCCAGGCGTTCTGGGTTTGGTAACCAGAGGAAGGTTAAAGAAGAGGAGGTTCACAGTGGAACCTCCTTTTCTTTACCTGCTCACTCTCCGTCCGCTGAATTCTTGATTCAGTTTGGACAGAGAGAAGCTCTCCTCCGAGTTCACAGTGCTGGATCGCCCATGGGGGCGTCCGGTATTGTTATACATCCTCTCAAAAAAGGATGTCTCGAGTTGTTTGTTTCTATCAGTCATCCACGTATCATGGATAGTCTTTTTCTTCTCCGATCGGAGCTTGAATGTCTCTTTGACTTCAGTGAAAAGCTATCTAATGGTTCCATTTTAACGTGGACTGACTGTATGGATTTCTTGTCGACTTGTCTGGCTTGGCCTAGTGAACAATTTACTACATTTGCGAAGTACCACACCGCTTGCCCTATGGCTGACTACCTTCATAATAGTCTACCACCTTGTCCATCATTTGAATTCTTTCCTTCGAAGAATTCCTATTTGATATGGCGGGGGAAGGTTAAGGTTTTCCTTAAGCAGAGGATTTCTTGTTTTAACAAAAGAAATACTCCACTTGTTTGGACTCTCTTACAAGGTGTTAAGCGTGCTACTCGCATCGTGGATAAGGGCTTCATTGTAAAGTCACTTGCTGATCACGCAAAAATTCTCTCAACTCCACCTGAGTTTGATGAGATTGTCGTGAATCAGCAATATGGGATCTATTTCGATTTGGTTTTCTCACCCCTGGTGGACAGTCTTACACAAGCGTATGATGCTGACTTAAGTCACACATACTTTGTTAAGTTTTCTGATCCGGTCAGATGGGATTCCCAGTCGTATACTCATACTCCTAACTTGGATAAGATTGTTTCAAGACAAATCTTAGAACCTTCTGGTTCCGCTTCCCACGAGCGACCAAGATCCAAAGGAGGAGGTAGATCTCTTATTCGTGAATTTGCATCATACCTTGAGAATGATGATGATGGTGATGACGATTTTCTTGAACGAGGTTTCAGAGGAAGTCTCTATCGTATGGTAGAGACCTCTCCAGGTGTTGTGGAATCAGTTTACTCTGATGCCCCAACAATGGATGAGTCTGTTATCTTGAACATGAAGAAATATGTCACTTTTCACTCATCAAAACAGGTCTGCTCAACTGTACACCCCATACTCGAACCTCTTAAGGTCCGTCTGATTACAAAATCAGAATCTTTACCTCAGTACCTCTCCAAGAGAGTCCAGAAGGACATGTGGTCCTACCTACAAACACTTCCCTCAATGTGTTTAACAGGTAGACCACTGTCTTCTACTGATTTGATTAGTTTGGTGTCACAGGAGACAGATCTCTTTTCGTTATTCGTTAAGGGTCCGACCTCTGATTGGGATTTTAGACTTCCAATAGAGGGCGGTGAAGCCGGTGGTTTCTGGGTTTCGGGTGATTATAAGGCGGCTACTGATGGCCTGAACATCAATATGACCAAGGGAATCTTTGAGAAGTTCCTGTCCATTATGCCATATGGCTACAAGGATAAAGATATCTTTCGTTCAATTTTATATGAACAGAATCTTCAATATCCAGCCAGTTGGGATAAAGACGGTTCGTTAAGTGAAATGATGGAATCTAATTCCACTCCATTTGAGGTTGACGAACTTGGTATAATTAGTGTTCAACAGAAGAACGGCCAGTTGATGGGTTCAGTCCTATCATTCCCAGTTCTCTGTCTTGCTAATCTTATATGTTATTGGAAGGCATTGAATCGATATATCAGTTTGATAACTGGTAATGAGATTATTCTCCCCATTCACGGACTACCTGTCCGTATCAATGGCGATGATATCCTCTTTCGAGCCAATCCCGCATTCTATGAGTTCTGGTTGGATGAACTTAAGTTTGCAGGGTTCAAATTGAGTGTTGGTAAGAATTACTGTCATCCTTCAGTTTTGACGGTAAACTCTGAGTGTTACACGACAACTTTTGTAAATAAACAATTGTGTTTTACAAAAGTTGAGTACTTTAACATTGGACTCCTAATTAATTCTAATATGGAGAAACCAATTGTTGAGGCAAGTCGTAGGAAACCTCCCCAGATTCTTACTATTAACTCCGATGTTCCCTTTTCCGATCAATATAATCTTGTATTGCAAGGGTCCTGTAGTCCTCTTAGGGCTCGGAAACGCTTCGTTCACTATCACGTGAAAGATATCAAGAAGTTTACTTCTAATGGTCTCTTGAACATGTATATTTCACGTGATTTATTTGGCCTTGGGTGTCGGGATGCCATTCCTATGAAGATTTCGGATTTCACTTTCAAGCAACGATGTATCGCTGCGTGGAAGCTCAATAATCTGAGATCTTTAAAAGAAAAGAGCGACGACCTTCACCAAAAGATTTCTGATCGCATTCTTTTGGAGATCGACAAGAAAGTCTCGTTTTCTGCTATTGAGAAACGTGGTATTTTCCCTCATTTCCGGAAACCGTCAGTCCATGTCCGTATAGGACGTCCGACGGATGTTCCAATGAAATTTGAGAAACCCTACAGTGATGATTCAAGAACGCCTGTTCTTTTCAATTCATCAATGCCATTATCTAGTGCTATGGTCATTAACAGACCTAGTGAGAAATTCTTTAGAACTAAGATTCTTAAAGAGGATCAGAAGGAAAAGCCTTCTCTAGATTTTGTGCATTCTGTAGAGTCTCTCCGAGAGTACCATCCTGCCTACTTTGTCTGTGAGACAAAGTAGGTTCTCTGGCGCCCCTAGGGAGGCGCTATATAAATATCCCGGTGGGGTCTCTAGGATTCAATTGTCCAAATCACTAATCTTATCTTTGTGATGTTGGTGAAAGTGTAGGGAGAGTATGACAACATGATTGTCTTAACCATATTGGGAGCCTGAGGGCTCCCCGGACTCTTTAAAGAAACTGAACTCTACGGAGTTCATTCCCCCCCCCAGTAGGATTACGTCCTACGTTACACTTGCAAATCGAATCATGAAGTCTTGATGTGAGCTAAATTACCCAATGGTATAAATGCCCAACAGACTACACGGATAAGCATGTTATCATGTTCCTAGAGATGAATAGTCGCGACATCTACAAGTCGGATGCACCCAACAGAAATGCAGAACAACAAAAACAAACAAAACAACTCGAGAGAGATGTCAGAGAAAGACTTTGAACATATTATATCTAAATTAAATTCACACATGAAGTTGAAAGGCCAACTTCAGGCTCAAATCAGAGGATTTGTACAAACACATACGGAGTCTCTTGATGGACCAGCTAAAGACTGGATTAAAGCCGTTAGAGATCCCTTTTGTGACCAAGCTATTGGTGTACGAATCCCTGATGAGTATTCTTATCCAACTGTTACCTATAAACAGCAATCTTTAACCTCGTGGACTCCTGCTACTGGAGGTGGAATGAATCTTGTTCTTCTACCAAATCCGGTCATTTCCGTCTATGTTTTTGCAGGGACCTTTTCAGGTTCCTCATTAGCACAGATTAATGGTCAGGCTGCCTACGGGTTTTGTGTTCCAACGACAGTCGCATCGGTTTTCTCTTCTTATAGAGTAACTTGTGCCGGCTGGCGTTTGAGGAATATTGCTGGTTTGGGTAACAATATTTCCGGATCAATTTCAGTCGCGCCACTTTTGGTTCCTGAAGATACGGAGATAACATATGACATGATCAGTAATTATTCAGTTCCACAAGCGAACTTGATTAGTTCACTGACCAATACTTCTGGCTCCTCCAATTTATTAGAGGGAGTCTCTGGTTGGCCTCTCGCTAAGACTTATCCTATGGATGAGTTAGTCGAGAATGTCTTATGTTTATCTTCGGCTCCAGTAACTCCTGGTGCTCTCGCATTCAATGTCTGCAATACAAATGCCAGCAATGCTGCTTTGAATGCCACGGATACCTATTTCTCTGGTAGACGTGGTTCACTTGTATTTGCAGCTGGATCGATTCTCACCATTAGTGTGGGTGGAACTGGATTTTCCGGTGGACGTGTAGCCTGGGTTCTTGAAGGACAAGGTTTAACTGGTGGTGTCTCATCTCTACAAATCGAATTCATCTTCCATATGGAGGGTCCTGTGAAATTTGTAACTAATGATAGTGCCAATAACTTTATCCCTGAAGACTCCTCGTCCGTAACTGTTTCTAGACATCCTATGTGTCAAATTATTAAACAGTTAACTCCCTTCGCTCTCTGTTTCCTTAAGGAGGCTGCTGTTCTCAGCGTCTCTGCCGTTGCGGGTCCTGCTTCAGGAACCCTGGCACGTGGTCTTATCCATGCTATGGAACGAGGGGGAAAGGGGAAAGGATAGAACTCTAAGTCTATTTGTGTGAATTATTAATATATATGTTTATATATCAAGAGTGACTGAAATGGTCACGTGATGTGGGCCTAGTTAGTCGTACAACAGAGGTTGTATTAAGGGGGTTGCCTACACTGAACTAATCATCTTCGGATGCTCTGGTTCTTTAGTGTGGTCCCTTAACTAGTTCACGTGATTCTATGTTTATTCTAATGTTGTGGGGGGTCTAACTGGGTAGACATCAGGTTATCTGTAGCCCGCTAGAGTGGAAAATATACACTACTAGTGGAGTCGGATAATTGGGTGTTCTATTGAACTAACGCCTCTCCCTCACCTTTAACATAGGTTGTTTCTTGGTATTATTTATCAAGTCTTTCTCTGCTATTTTCTGGTTACCAAACCATCTCATCTGAGTGATTTGTCGAACGTACTCTAATCAAGATTACAAAAGCTTATTGAAGCTCTTTGTGGGTAATTCATTTGGGAAGGCAGAAGCCTCCCCGATGTACCATTTAAATTTTCGTTCAAGTTCGGTTAGTAACACTACACCTATTGAAGGTGTGTGAAGTCCGAACAACAAAACTTGTAATTCTTGGTGAAATCCTAGTTCGATGGATTTACTCGGTAGTATCCTTGTTGATACACCCCTCTTGGGGGCTGG